AGGAGAGGCGTTTTCAGGCTGTTTAGGAGCCGCGCGCCCTGTTGCTGCGTTTCCATCGTCATCCTCAATAGGAACGCCGGATATAGAGGCTAGGCCGTATCTCCGGGCATATGTAATGGCCCCGCCCAATGACTGCATATCATTGGCTTTGTATTCCAGATAAACCTTGCCGGAATATTTATCTCCAGAGATGTGGGCAAATGTAGTTTCTACAAATGGCCCGAATTCATCTTTTCCCGGTGATTGCATTATCACAAAGCCGTTGGCGTGAAATGCTGGATAAACCGCATTTTGTATTGCCGTTAGGTCTGCGTATTTGTTTTTGAGAAACGGGTTTTTTGCATTTTTAAATGCAGAGCCCATTTGAGCCTGTGCCGCAGCAAAAGCTGTCAGGCTGGCGATTGGTCCTTTATCAGACATTATTTCATCCTTATTGATATAGTTTGAGGTCCAGTGACCAATTCGGCCCCGTCAATCTGAACACCCGCTTTTAGTTGTTTTTTGATCTCTGTTTTATCTGGCGTGACGGTCGTTTTGCAAAGTTGTGATGGTATCTCCTTTTCGTTAGTTATTACTACGCTCTCCGTTCCCTTGCGCAGTGATACTGTTCCAAGGGGATGGGGAATTTTTGATTGATTGGCACAAAGCAAAATGGTTTTAAGCATTTTATTAAGTCGCACTTTACGAGCATCAAGCGCCGATCTGCGTTCTGAGTATCGCTTTGCCATTTCATGACACGCAATCATTCCGGCTTCGGCTTCACTGATTTGCGTAAGGACGCTGGATACTAGGTCCATTACATCTGTTTCACCATCCAGTGTATCCCAGAACAATTCCAGTTCTTCTGAGTATGCCGCAAGCTCTTCGGCCATGTATGTCAGCATTGAGGAATTTAATTTCATTTTACTGCCGCCTCATAATCATCAATCGCCTGTGCAATTGCTTTATCAATGAATGAAATCGCATCCGCTGGGAATTGGTCGGCCAGATATTCTTGGTTCGTAATAGCCCCAGAGGTGGCTTGCTGAACCAGCTTGATGCTACGGTTTGCAATTTTGTTGGCTATAGTAGCCCGAATAAAATGTATCGGTGTGTTTGTCATATTAAGCTCTCCTGTCCATATTCGCTCTTTACATTAATTAACCCTCGCTATAAGCATTGTAAAGTACAAAATGAATAATTTAACTCTGGAGAGAAGAAATGACTATAGAAATTATGACTGAGGACGAACTTCGCGTAAAGCTGGCTGACCGCCGATTGACCTACGTTGCTGAAAAATGTGGACTGAGCTATATGTCTGTGTCCAGAATTACAAAAAATGCAGGGCGCTCAAAGTTGGAGACTTTGGAAAAGCTAACTGAATATTTCAAGGAAAATAAATGAAGCCCTGCGCTATGAAAGGACAAGAGACATGGAGCGCAGGGCTTCTAGTAAAGGGCGAAAGCGAGCAGCAGTCTACCTATGGCTACCCATATAGACTTCCTGAACAATATGGACAACATCAAAGTTGATATTTTCATAGCTTTCGTTAAAAATACCCAAGGACAAGAGAGGAATTCAATATGAGTATGAAAGCGGTTGTATGGGCATTGCACCAACCAGACCTTAGCCCAGCACAGAAGATAGTTCTTTTAATGCTATCTGATCGGCACAATCCAGACATGGGATGCTTCCCAAGCTCCAAGAAATTAGCTTCGGACTGCAATATGTCTATAAGCTCTGTATTTGCGCATTTGGCTGCACTTGAGAGCAAGGGGTTAATTAAGCGCAAGGGAAGGGCCAGAGACAACGGGCAGCAAACTTCAAATGAATACGAACTTAGCATGGGTGTCCAAAATCTGGATGGGGGTATCCAAAATCTGGACATGGGGTATCCAAAATCTGGACACCCCCCTATCCAAAATCTGGATACCAATAACCATGTAAGTATTAACCATGTAAATGAACCTAATATGTTCAATGATGCTTGGTTGGCTTATCCAAGGAAAGTTGGAAGGGGAAATGCAGAAAAAGCATGGGCCAAGGCAATCAAAAAGATTGATGAAAAAGAGCTTTGCAAATTGCTTTCTCAGTACATTGACAGCTTGGTTGGCAAGGATAGCAAATTCATCCCACATCTCAGCACTTGGCTTAATGGGGAGCGGTGGCATGATGACATTGAGGCTCCACAAGCGAATGGAATAGACCATATGTTCCGCGATATGGTAAATGATCTTGCGAGGGTAAACCGATGAGCAATTTACCAGCACTGCAATCAACGGTCATGGATGATGATACACTAACGAAACATCGCGCGTTCATTGCAATAAAAGCACAGGCTCTTATGGGTAGGTTTTTCCAGATGCCACAAGACGAGATGGTAAAGCGTGAAATTCTGTTGGGCTGGATGGATATGCTGCAAGATTTCACAGCGGATGAAATCACCAAGGCTTGTGCGGATTACCTGATTGAGCATCCCACCAAGCGCCCACATGAGGGTCTTGTGCGTCAGATACTTGTAAACAACCGCAAACGATATGTTGCAGCACACCCAAGGGTCCAGCTTGATCCCCCGCCGCGAAAAAGCCAAGATGCAGAAGAACGCAAACGCATATCGCAGGAAATGATGGCTAAATTGGGAAAAAAATGGTAATGGAAAATCAGGGGGTAGTTTTTTCCATTCTGCCCTTAGAGCTTTTCCTCCCAGATTGCTCCCCCTCTCCAACCCCAAATGGAGAGGGGTTTATAAAAATAGGACATTCACATGAGATTAACTGAGGATGAGCTGCAAAGGCTCTTTGATGGGCTTCCAACTAAAGGGTCAATCCAAGAGGTAATGGAAATGATCGCCTTCATCGCCCATTCTTATGAAATACCAGCGGTAATTGGGGAGCATGAAGACTGCATACATATCGTTTTGCATAACGATCAGGATGTGGGAACAATGCACTAATCGGGCAAAAGCTGGATAATTGCTAAATTATGTGATAATGGTGATGTTATGACTAGAAAGATTGATGATGGCCTTAAACTCATAATCAAAGACGAATTCATTCATGGGTTCGTTGATGATGGTGGTGTTCGTAGGTATCCATCAATTAAGGCTTTGGCAGATCGTCACGATGTTGCCTATGTCTCGCTTCACAGAAGGTCTTCATCTGAGGATTGGCAGTCTCAGAAGAACAGGGTCCAGACTGAATATGAAAATGCTGTTGCGCAGCGTAGGATGATGCAGATGGTTGAGTATGGTGAAAAACTTGACGATGCTGCAATAAATATCGCTCTGGAAATGATCGAAGACGCAAGCCGAAGGTTTGCAGAGGACCAGCAAAATAGGGAGTTGCTGGAAAATATATCTGAAATTGATGTGGATGAGGACCGGGAAATTGCCTTGGCCAAGTTTAGGATCACATCGAAGATATTAAGGCCTCATGATGTTACCAGTATTTCCAACACGGTTGGCAATGCTCAAAAAATTGGGAAATTAGCCTTGGGCCAAGCTCAAGAGATTAGCAAGGTGTCTGCAAATGTCACAACACCAGAGAGCCTTCGAGAAGTTATCGAAGAGCTGGATGAGCTTGCCAGAACCAAGTCATCTGGCGCACAGCACACTATACAGTAATTGGCTCAAAATGGCCCGTCCCCAGCAATTGACCCCAAAGGGTGATTGGGGGGTTTGGCTCATTCTGGCTGGTCGTGGTTGGGGCAAGACTATGGTTGGTGCGTTTGACACCATGATTTATGCCCTCAACAATCCAGATAGCCGCTGTGCGGTTGTAACCCCGACATTCGGTGATTTGCGAAGGGTGGCTTTCGGTGGTGTGTCCGGGATTATGAACTGGATACCTGAAGAGTGCCTTTTGAAGGGCCGTGGTCAGGGTTATTCAAGCTCCGCCGCTGAAATAAGGCTTTATAACGGGTCTATCATTCAGGGTTTCGCAGCGATTGAACCAAAGCGCCTTCGTGGTCCTCAGTTTCACAGGGCTTGGTGTGATGAGGTTGCTGCTTGGCAATACCCGGAGGCATTTGACCAATTAATGTTTGGTCTGCGACTTGGCGATAATCCTCAATGCGTAATAACAACAACGCCAGCCCCCAATGAACTAACCCGATCCCTTGTGAAAAGAACCAACACGGTAATCACAAGAGGAAGCACATTTGATAATGCCAAAAACCTATCTGAAACAGCCATTGCACAGCTTAAAGAAAAATATGAAGGAACAAGATTAGGTCGCCAAGAGCTTTATGGAGAGGTTCTGGACGATCTGGAGGGCGCTTTGTGGAGCTATAGCGCCTTTGATATGGGTCGCATGGATAAGATGGATATGCCTGAATTCAATCGCATAGTAGTTGCTATTGACCCCGCTGTAACTAGCGATGAAAACAGCGATGAAACGGGGATAGTGGTTGCCGCTAGGTGCAATAATAATCAATACTACGTTTTAGATGATGGGTCTCATAAAGCCTCACCGGATGGCTGGGCTAGGAAAGCGGTCTCCCTTTTCCACACTTATGGGGCCGACAGGATCATTGCAGAGGTCAATAACGGTGGAGATTTGGTCGAAAGAGTGATAAGAACTATAGATATGAATGTTCCGTACTCGAAAGTTCACGCAAGTCGTGGTAAGTTAGTAAGAGCAGAGCCCATCGCTGCGCTGTATGAGCAGGGTCGGGTTCACCATGTGGGTGAATTTAAAGAGTTAGAAGATCAAATGGTTTCTTATACACCGAACAGCCGGAAGTCGCCGGACAGGATGGACGCCCTAGTGTGGGCATTGACAGAACTTAGCTCGTCCACAGGACAGCCAATGTGGAGAATTAGTTAATGGCCCTTTTCGATTTCTTGCGCCGCTCAGTGGCGATCCCTATGGAGCAAAAGCAAGCCCCAAGCGTTCATGTTCAGCAAACGAGCCCATTTCACAGCAGGTCTGACAACTTCAAGTCTTATGCTGTTGAGGGCTATCAGCAAAACGCCATTGTTTACCGCTGCGTTAATGAGATCGCTCAAGGCGCGGCCTCAATCGCCTTCAAGGTATTCCAAGGCGATATTGAGTTAGAGCAACACCCACTTATTTCTCTTTTGAAAAGACCAAACCCATTACAGGCTGGTAATGAGTATTTCCAATCCCTTTATGCGTTCTTGCTTCTTTCTGGTAATAGCTACGCAATATCCAGCACAGCCGGAGGCGTTCCAACCGAACTTCATTTGCTGAGACCAGATCGGGTTGAGGTAATTCCAAGCGCGACTGCAATTCCCAAGGGTTACAATTACAAGCTCAATGGTAAGGTTGTGAATACCTATGACGCCGATCCATTTACAGGGCAGTCAGAGGTTAAGCATTTCAAACTATGGAACCCAATGGATGATTACCTTGGCCTTTCTCCGCTTATGGCTGCGTCTATTGATGTGGATCAGCATAACCTTATAGCAAAACACAATATTGCTCTCTTGGTGAATGGAGCGCGTCCTACAGGTGCGGTTGTTTTCAAACCGAATGACAGCAGCGGCAATCCCATGATGTTGACTGATATGCAGCGAAAACAGGTTCAAGACGATCTTGATCGCCGCATGAGTGGAACTAATAACTCCGGCAAGCCTCTTCTCTTGGAGGGTGATTTTGACTGGAAAGAAATGGGAATGTCTCCCCGCGATATGGACTTCCTGCAAAACAAGCACATGGCGGCAAAAGATATTGCGCTTTGCTTTGGTATCCCTTCACAGCTTATCGGTATTCCAGACAGCCAAACATATGCAAACGTCCAAGAGGCTAGGTTGGCTCTGTATGAAGAGACCATCATTCCTTTGGCCATGCGGGTGTGTAGTGATTTGAACGAATGGCTGGCCCC